GAAGAACTCCAGGACGTCCGCCCTGATCTCTCCGGTCGTCCCTCGGAACACCGCCCAGGTGGCGTCGTGTCCCTTGTCGTACTTGATCGTGACGCTCAGTTCGCTCACTGTGTGTCGTTCTCCTCTCTCTCGCTGTCGTTGTCCACCGTACCAGCGGTGTGCAACCTTCGCAACTCCGTGCCTCCGGGGTTCCCCTCGTTGACGTTGTCCAACTTACACACTCTGGGAGTTGAAATCAACTCCGCTTCTTGTGGCCTGCGTCACGAAGGGCTTCATTGCGCCCTTCGTCGACCGCGCATTGCGGATGGTGAGCGCGAGCTGCGCCAGTGCCCACCCGATGTTCAGGTCGACCCAGTACAGGTTGCATTCTCCGGTGCCCGCAGGCAGATGCACGATGATGCCCCAGTCCTGGTTCACGGGAGGCAGTGGCGAGTAAGCCTGCGCTGCCTGCTCGGCGGTGAACTCGGTCTTCTTCCAGGTGGCGAACGCCTTCTTGTCCGAAGCGTCCACCGGGAACCTGGTGTGGTCGTACAGCACGCCGCGCGAGTACACCGCGAGCTGCGATGCCATCTTCAGCTTGCCGTACTCGACCGAGCCGGTCTTGGTGTCCGTGATGAAGTTGCCGGCGATCGGCTTGCCGTCCGGGCCCGGCCCCTCGTAGTACGACAGGCGGTCGAACGTGCCGCCGACACTCAGCTCGGGCACGACGACGAACTGTTCGACGGCGATCACCTTGAGGACTGCGGTCGTGGCCATGTAGGCGGCCATGTCGTCCAGGTCTTCGCCCGAGATGCCGGCCGGAAGCGGCTCGCCCCGGTCGACATACTCGGTCAGGTCGTGCAGGTAGGTGCCTCGCCGGCTCTTGTCATTTGCCCCCGAGGAGTCCGTCAATGACTCCGCCAAGGAATTCAACGACGCCTTGTCCTCCTTCACCTCCGGGTCCAGGTGACGGGCTTGCTCCACCAGGTCCGGGCGTCGGGCTGCTCCCACCAGCACCATTCGCTTGCCCCAGTCCATCAGGGTGCTCTTGTCCTCGATGCAGTCGATGAACGTCGTCGTTCGCGTGTGCCCCTTGGGTTTTCCTCCCTGCGGGGGAACTACCAACGGGCGTCCCCACCCGTCCCTGGGGACGGACAGGTTGGGGTGCAGGGGCTTGGCTTGCGGGATGTCCTTGAGAATCAGGGCCACTCAGTTCTCCTTTGTTCGACGTCATGGGGATGGTGTCCGAGACCTCGGCCTCGTCCTCGTTCGTGAAGACCTGCGTGATGGCCTCGGGGTAGGAGGTGTGCAGCGGGCTCGGCATGAGCAGAGCCACGGCCACCGAGGCAGCGAGCGCGAAGGCGTACGTCGAGCGCCTGGCCGCCGACCGGCGCCTCTTCTCCTGCACGTCAGCGACGGGGGCCGGGGCCGGTTGCATGGCGATGGCCAGGTAGATCCGGACGGTGCCGTCCTCCAGGATCTCGGGCTCGCACTCGTCTTCGTCCAGCGGCTCCAGGCCGCGGCTCCTGGCGACCTCCAGGACGGCCCTCATGTCGCTGGCCTTGTAGCCGGCTTTCGCGTCGATGTGGAAGTCGCACTCGTCCTCGTCCACCCACAGGAGGATCGCCCCGTCAGGGGTCTCGTAATGCGCCTGCCACATACCGACTCCACGGCCGATTCCAAGGCCGTACAGATCCGGAAGCGCCTCTTCGTGAGGAACGTCCTCGTCAACAGGGACGAAGGGTCCACCCCCAACCGTCAGCACCATCTACCGGCCCCCTCGCTTGTGTGTAAGTGTCGCTGATGGGTTCATCCTGCCCAACCGCAAGATGAATGTCAACAGCACGCATCCACTGATTTGCTTCAACTTTCATGATTCTTTCACATGCGGAACGTAAGACTCCGCTTGGGTTCGAAAGGTTGTATGCCTGATGGGCAATATTTTTGAAGGTTCGGGCGGTCTGTCCTACTCTGGATGCAAGGAGAGCCCCCCGCAGTTCGGATGCGGGGGGCTCTGCTTGGTTGCGCTGGCCTACTTGTCGGCGTTGGGACGCGGTGTCGTCTTGGCCTTCGGGCGGTGGATGAGGTCATCGTCACCCTCCTGGCGTGGGACGTAGAAGAATCCTTCCTCGGTGTCCGGGTCGTAGTGCACGACCGCGTCCTCCTCTTTGATCATCTCCATCCAGTTCTTCAGGCGGTTCTGGTCGGTCTCCGTCAGGTCCTTGCCGGCCCGGCGACGAGCCTCCGCCCGGAGCATCGCCAGGGGGTAGGCCCAGCGGTGCTCCTCCTTCACGAACCAGGGGATGAGCTCGTCATCCCGGACGATCCGCCGGTCCAGCCCCCGGCGTCGCCGGAAGTTGCCCCACATGGAGGAGACTGTGTCGATGTTGTACTTACGCTTGTACTCGTCGATCATCCACTGGTACGTCTTGCCTTCCTCGAACCATCGGATGACCTCCGACTCGTCCACGATCTTGCGCTTGCCCATGAGCTCCCTTGCTCCAGGTGATCTTGCTCTGTAACACTTCCACAGTACCTCGGCTCAGTCAACACTGCACACGTATCGTGGGTAAGAGAAGTTCAAGATGCACACCGAGAGGGCGTCATGAAGAAGCAGGTGCAGGTAGAGGTAATCGCATGTGATGTGGACGAACGGGAACCGGCTCTCACTTACACGATCACGGTCAGCGACGGCCGGAGCATCTCCAAGGATCTGTGCGAGGAGCACGCCGGATACCTGGAAGACCTGCTCGAAGAGCTGGAGGTCGAGGGTGAGCCCGAGCCGGAAGCCCCTCCCGTAGTGCCGGTCCGGCGAGCCCCCGCCAGGAAGGCGCCAGCCAAGAAGGCTCCGGCCGAGAAGGCGACGGCCAAGAAGACGACGCCCGCACGGCGCCGGGCCAAGGTGGTCAGCTTCGAGGAGATCGAAGCGCAGAAGAAGAACTGAGACGACAAGAAAGCCCCCGCCAGCCGTCAGGCCAGCGGGGGCTTCTCTCATTCCGAGTCGGTCTGCTCGACGAACCCGAACGCGGTCAGCGCCTGTATGACGAGCGCGACCTGCGGGTAGTCGGTGCCGAAGTAGGTGGCCAGGGACAGGGCCATGCCGAGGCCGGCTGCAACCAGCCCAGCCTTGGACTTGTACTTGGTGGGCAGGGCCCCGGCGATACGCGCCAGGCCCTTGCTGGTCACCTTCGCGTGACGGCTCACTTGACGCCTGCCTCCTTCTGGAGCTCCTTGAAGCCGGACTTGCCGATGACCGGGTCGTACGACTTCCCCGCGGTGCGCAGGTGAGGGTTCTTGTTGTGGAACCGGGCGACCGCCTTCTGGGTCTCCGGGCCGTAGTAGGTGCTGTACGCGCCGTGGATCGGGCCGTAGCCGGCCTTCACCAGGAAGTGCTGGAGATCGACCACCTGGGCGTGCTTGGCGCCCGGCTTGACGGCCGCGTTCAGGGCGACGATCTTCGAGACCGGCTTGGGGGCAGGCTTCGCGGGAGCGGGCTTGCTCGGGGCCGGCGCAGGAGTGGCCGGCTTGCCCTTCTTCGCCTTGACCAGCTCGATCAGTCGCTTGATCGGGAAGTTGCCGGGGTCGCCGTGGTCGTTCTCCGGGACGTGCTGGTGACCGCAGATCCCCTTGAACGCCTCCCACTCGGCGAAGCTCATGCGCTGCCCGCTCTTCGAGCCGTAGCTCGACGGGTAGCTCAGCCACGGCTTCGAGGTGGAGACGAGCGGCACGTCGTAGGTGTCGGTCAGCCAGTCGATCAGGTCGACCAGGCCCGCGAGGTCAGCGTCGGACGCGCCCGGCCAGAAGAGGCCCGGCCCACCCTTGGCGCAGGTGCCGACCAGCTCGATCTGGATGACGTTCAACGTGTTGGTGTCGACGCCCCCCGCCGCGTTGACCAGGGCCCGAGCGGAGTGGTTGGCGTAGAAGTGCTGGTGCACCTCCTTGCCCTTGACGGTGAAGGTCGGCGCCGAGCCGCCCCCTCCGTAAGAGGGGAACGAGCCGCCCTCGGTGGTGTGCAGAACGATGACGTTCGGGTGCGGCATGGTGTCGCCGTCGTACGCCTTGCCGAACCACTGGACGGTGGAGTTGCCTCCGGGGTAGATGTGCGCGGTCACGCTGTTGTTCCTCCTTCTTCAGCCCGCAAGGCGCCGAGCGGCGGCCAGCACGGGGCGGATGTCTTCGATGTGGTCGTCGAGGCGCTCGGCGACAGACAGTCGCTCGCGCCGCTCGTGGCCGATCTCTTCGCGCAGGGCCGTCAGGTCGCGGTTGTGCCGCTCCTGGCCGTCGATGACCCGGTCGATCCGGAACATCACCGCGTCGAGGTCGTCTCGCAGGTTGGTGCTGTGGGTGTTCGCAACGTGGTCTCGCGCCACTTGCACGTTCTCTCGGACTTCGACCATGGCGTTCGCCTGGCGCCGCATCATCTCGATGAGGACGCCGACGACGGCGACACACACGGTGCCGCCAGTCGTGACGAGCGCAACTTGCACACTGGGTTCCATGGCCAGAGCGGTCACGAGAGCGTGGCCTCCAGGCGGGCCAGGCGCGCTTCGAGGTCGGCGACCTGCTGGGCCTGGCGCTGGACGACGGGGACGAGGGCGACCCCGAGGAGGTCGTAGCGCAGCCCGTCCACCTCGCCGTCGAGGTAGTTGACGAGCCAGCCGAAGCCGGCCTTCTCGGTCTCCTCTGCGATCAGGCCGACCTCGTCCTTACGTCCCTCGCGCACGGTGCCCTCGTCGTCGACCCGGTCCTTGCGGTCGTAGATGACGGGGCGGAGCTTCAGGACGTCGTCCGGGTTGATCGCGAAGTCGCGGACGTTCTCCTTGAACTTGATCGAGGAGGTGTTCCGGGCGAAGGTGCCGTCACCCTGCACCCACACCGCGTAGTACGTACCGGAGCCGGACACCGAGTCGGCATGGACTCGCTTCGAACCGTTGGCCCAGGAGATCGTGTCGCCCGACTCCAGGTAGGAGGAGTGGGAGTGAGAACTCGGGGCGAACGTGCTGGGCTTCGAGGTGATCGACGACCAGGTGTGGGAGTGGGTCGCCGGGGTGAAGGTGGTCGGCTTGCCGGTGACCGAGTCCCAGGTGTGGGAGTGGGTGGTCGGCGCGAACGTCGTGGGCTTGTCGGTGATGTCGGCCCACAGGTGCGTGTGTGCGGCCGGGATGAACGAGGACGGCTTGTTCGTCAGGGTCGACCAGTCGACCGACTGCGAGACGTTGCCCCACGCCGTACCGTTCCAGAACTCCCACGTGGCCAGCGTGGTGTTGTAGCCCAGGCGCCCGATGCGGGGCGAGGCCGGCCGGGTCGCGGTCGTCCAGCCGCCTACCGTGCTGCCGACGAACTGACGGTCGCCCGTGACGGACGCGGCGGAGATCGAGGTGACGCTTGCGCCCACCGCGACGGTGGCCAGCGACAGCTCGTAGATACCCGTGTCGGTCTGGGTGAGAGCGGGCGGAGTAGAGGAGCCGGCCGTGCCCGGCTTGACCACGAGGGTGATCGAGTTGGTCGCAGGGTCCAGCTTCAGGACCACGCGGTCCACGCGGGCCGTCGTGTTGGACGCCGTGACCGTGAGCGGCTCGATCGCCGTCGAGTAGATCGCGTGACCACGAACGATCGCGAAGCCGGAGTTGACCTTCACGGTCATGCCTGTGCCGTCCGCGTAGACAGACAGGCCAGTACCTCCGACGCTGTCCGCGACGCCGGTGGACTGGAACTCCCGGAAGAGACGGGAGTAGTCCGTCTCGGTGACAGCCTGGCTGTCGAAGGGGTAAGACGTGATCGCCACTTGCGGGGCCTCCTTGGGTTACAGGACGAATGCGCCAGAGCAGCGGATCGTCTCGCCTACGTTCAGGCTGTACGTGTTCGTGGTTCGGACGGTGACGTCGCCGGTCGCCTCGACATCGCACTCGCCGTCAGCGAATCCGGTGGAGTAGATCGCCGTCACCGTGCGGGCCGGGCGGTACCCGGCAGGCAGGTTGGCGATGACGGTGTCGGCGAGGTTGTACGGGGCGCTCGTGCCCGCATCGAACTTGGTGGTGATGGCCAGGTCGAAGCCGAACGAGCAGACCCCGTTGATCTTCCTGGCCTGGAAGTTGTTGACCGTGACGCCCGAGCCTGCGGTCAGGCCGGTCGTGATGACCGTGGGCGCCT